CGGAGATGTACCCCTTACAAGTCCGTACTCACCGTCGAGCAGGACGGGGTTTGCCTCAGTCCATTCGGCCTCGGTGCCCGTTACGAATTTGATGCGGGATTTGAGCAGGATTTCCTGCAATACCGCTAAAGTTTGATTGTCTGCCATGATATTGTGTATTTAACTGTTGCTCTTCAGGTCGGCCGGGCTGTATCCTCCGAGGATCAGGCGGTCGGATTTTTTGACGCAGTCCTGCAATGTTTCTTCGATATCCTTTTTGACTTCTTCGTTGATTTGATCTATGGTGACATACTCATCTTTGGACACGGGAATCCTCTCCTCCCCGGATATCGCCTCTTTCTGCCGAAGTTTCAATATGTCTTTAATTCGCATATCACATCAATATTATTCCACCGTTCGATATTACTTTGTTGCGGATGTCTTTCCGGGGTTCGTATTCCGGATATCGCGCTCTGTTTTCCGAAATGTGGCGGATAGCCTTATCGAGCAGAGCATTCGCATCGTCTTTCGCTTGTTGCCGCATTTCGCTACGCTGCTTGTCCGTCGCGGTATTCGCATATTCTGAAAAGTAGGTCTGCGCCCCTTTGTCATTCAGTTTCAGAGCCAAGTCCGGAATAACTGAATACCGGACATAATAAGCCAGCGCAGGCCGGACATAATTGTCCAGCAATTCGGGGTATTTCCCGTCAAGCAGGGCATCGTACAACTTGCCGAGAACCGGACGGATATACTTTTCCTGCGCAGCATCGATCTTGGTTTCTTTGATCGATACGGGCGTTATCTTCTCATTGGCCGCGAATGCCAAATCAATGACCTGCTGGGGTGTGGCTAACAACTGCATCATACATTTCTCACATTTGCGATAAAAGCCTGCTGACGTTCATCGTTGGGATCGTAATCCAGCCCGTCGGCCTTGCGCGCCTCCCACACGTACATGTAAGGCTGTCGCTGGCTTATCGGCGGGCGGTTGATAATCTGTAAGGCCGAAGCGTCAAAGCCTGCAATTTCTTCGATTATGCGGTAAATCGGCTCCATAAGCTCGGCCTGCTCCGGGAGAATCACGGTGTTCAGCGCGATCTCGTATTCATGCAGGATGCGATCGGCGCTGAAACCGTTGGAATAATCTAAACCACTCAAAGACCGGAACCATGAATGAGCCACTACGATATCGGAAATTGCCTGATCGTGCAGGTCTTTCCAATCGCCCTCATTCTGTGAGGAGATCGGTATAAACTTGCTTCCCTCCGTCCCGTCCGATGCCTCCTTTATCATAAACATCACCTGTCCCGGCTTGCCGGCGAATTTCTGCTCTGCCTTACGCACTATTTCCAGCGCCTCCTCTTCGCTATCGACATCCCCGGTAAGGATCATCACACCCGACAACTGATAGGAATTGTCGAGACGCGAGATATTCCACTTGTCGGTTTTGTATGCAATTGCGGAAACATTCATCCCTGCGATATACTGCGGTACGCCGTAATGCTCAAACATCGGTTCGTAGTCCTTATAGTGGATTATGGCGCGCCGGGTTCCGTCCTCCTGCTGCTCAAATGCAGGATAAAGCGGGAGTGTCCTTGCTTCGTTCTGCGTAAATGCCGACCAGTCGTGATGCAACAGAATGTGTTCGCTATCACTTGCCACCCGGCATTTGCTGGCGTCCTGATGAAACAGCGAAAGAAACGAATGTTTCGAGTCGGTTACAACCTCAAGGAACGCATTCCCGAACAGCGATTTATCAAAAGCAAGTTTATTGAGTACCTGACGCAGATTTTCTCCTGCGCCATTGGCGGCGTCAATGAAGGCCTGCAATTCCGGTTTAGACTCGGCCACAGAGAAGCCTTTGCCCGAAATATAGTCCGCTTTGTCGTTGATGATGCGGCGGTGAGCCACAGAACAACGTGACATAGCGGCCAGTGCATACGGGAAAAGATTGTCGTTACCCCAACGCCAATATATATTGCTGCCTTTCTCCCGTCCACGGAGAGGCACGAATACGTTTGGTGTTGGCGCAACGTCGCGCACGCCTACCGCATTAATTTTCGCGGGGCGATTCTGTCGATTTCTCTTGCTCATCGTCTGCCTGTTCTACTGCCGGATGTTTGATAACTTCGTACAGATACTTGAGATCACGCTGTGTACACTTCGACAGCTCGAAGCGCCCGTCTCCCTTGCGGGAAATCGGCGCTGCCGTACACACAACCACGTCCTCATAATTCTGCTTTACTCGATACTTTGCCATTATTTCATTTTTTAAGAAAAGGGGGTGCAAAGGCTTACACCCCCTTTCGATTCAACTACTCCGCAGGAGTTGGAGTCAGCGCCGACTCTTCGCCGACATAGTAGCGTGCCTTTTCGGTCGTTTCGCGGCTCAGCGTGATCTCCTCGCCCGCAGCGTCGGTCAGCTTCTTGCCCGTCGTGCCCGTGGTGGCGTTCAGGCGCAACGGGCGTTCGCTTTTGAACTCTTCGTCGTAGCCGACGATCTGCACCTTGCCCTTACGGCAAACAGCCGCTTCAAGGCCGCATGCAGACGCTACGGCGATTTCCTCGACGGCGTTCCGCGTTTCGGGAGTCATGCCGGGGAGCTTGAAAATCAGCTTCTGCTCCACGGACGTGATGCCGTTCTCGGTCTTGTAGTTCTCCTGAAACTCGCACTCGTCCTCCATGAATTCGTACTTCACGAAGCCCTCTCCGGCTTTCATGGTCAAGGACTTATAAGCTTCGGGGTCGGCTGTGTCCATCGTTGCCGCCGTGATCGTACCTTTCTTCGCGATCAAGACTTTTACAATGCCTGCGGTCGTTTTACCGTTGTCGCAGGTCTTTTTGAATCCTTTCAACATAGATTTTCGCGTTTAATATTCGATTCTGGTTTCCGTTACACGTCTGCTTCGACGGCTACCGTGAGCAGTTCCGGAAGCAGGTAGTCCGCACCGGCCATGAAGATTGCACGCTGGCGGTTCTCCATTTCGTCGGGGTTATACCACATGCGTACCTCGTTGCCGGGGAAGTCGGCCGTGTTGACGGCCAGCGCCATGTTACGTTTGTCGGTGAGGATGGCGAACGACTGCGGCATATCCGCGAACGACGAGAGGTAAGAACCGACTTTGACATCGACGATCGGAATGCCGTGCCAATGCAGCCCCTTACGTCCCTGCTGAAGCGCGGCAAATGCCGATTCGAGGGGTTTATCCTCCAAACTCTTCTCGTAGTTCAGATAGATATCGGAGGTACACTGAATAACGAGGTTGCCCTCGTCTTTCATGGCTGTCAGACGATCGTCGGCGGCGTTCCACATACGCTCAAAGAGCGAAATGGCGGCGTCCGCTCCCGACATGGCCGGAATCTTCACGTTGCGAATGAAACTCTTGCCTGTATTCGCCGTGGTCTGCAGGTCGGCCTTGATGGCTTTGAGGAAGCCGTTGAACGAGGTGTAGGAGCCGCTTGCGCGCTCCGTATCGCCCAGCCACATAGTGGCGCGGATGCTCTCGGCGATAGCCTGCCGGAAAAGCGTTGTTTCGGCCTGTTCCAGCTCGGTACCAGAAAGATCGTCGAGGTTTACGGCTCCGCTGTTGGTGATCAGTTCGTAGATCATGCCGAAGTAGTCCGAGGCGGAATAGCCCATTTCGGCCTTGACTTTCGACAGCCGGATTTCCTTTTGGAATCTCTTGGCCAATTCGCCACCATTCCAGCCCTTGGCGTACTTCTGCAACACATCCCCCTCACGATGCCAGAAGTTCAGCATCGTAGGTACGGGCATGTTGTACATGATTCGGACACCGAGGTCGATGGCGCTGGGGCCGGACAGCATCGGACGGAAAAAGATCGTTTCCAGCTCCCGGCCTGTGTAGGATTTGGGATTTTCAATAATTTTAGACATTTGCGTAACGTTTAGATGATTATTTGAGCTTCTTGACGTCTTCGTCGTAAGCTTTGGCGTTGCCCGACAGCTTTACGTCGTCGGTGATTGAGGGGTCTTCGATCTCCTTGGTAACCGTCGGCGCGGCTTTCCGCTTGTTGAGTTCGGCTTCGAGTTCTGTGACCCGATTCTGTACCGATGTCAAGTCGGTTCTGGTCTGCTCGTGGGCTGCCTGTTCGGTTGCAAGCTGCTCCTGCAACTCCTGTTCTCGGACGTCACCCTGCTCCAGCGAGTGGTTGAGCGTCGCAATCTGTTCCTCGGAGATTTCCACCTCCGTCGCTTCTCCCGGCGTCAATCCCAGACGGCGGAGAATTCCATGCATTGTGTTTTTGATTTTTACCATATAGTTGTGAATTGGATAATCGTCCACTACGGTACAGTTCAGTACTTCCGGTACGTTGAATACGACGTCGGCCAGACCTGCCGCGATGGCCTCGTTCGGCGAAAGCCAGCGCCCGTTACCATTGTTCTCGGCCATCAGGGTTTCAAACTCAGCCGCTGGACGTCCCGAACGGGCTGCATAGACCGCGGCGATGCGCTCGTCAGTCTTACGCAGGAGTTCAGTCCTTGCCTCAAGTTCTTCGGCATTACCCTCTGCGGTGCAAATAGCGGTATGGATCAGATAGAGGGCATTGGCCGATATTTCGCGGCAACCCTCCGACGCGGCCTGTGCGATGAGCGTTGCGGCCGATGCGGTATAGCCATAGCACCGAGTCGTTTTCTTGGCTTTGAGACCCGAAATCGCATCAAGAATCAGTAGGGCGTCGTTAACATCCCCACCCGTTGAGCGAATATTTATCAGCACTTCCGGAGACTCAATCTGACGGATTAGGTCGATAGCGTTGCGGAATTTGTCATACGTCGCAACCCGGTCGCCCGGATCGTCGAACTGCCATTCTTCCGGAACACCGATAGTTCCCTCGATGTTGATTTCAACCGAATTTCGGCGGTTGATGATTTCTATCGTATTCTTCATATTTTTGAAATTTCAATAAAAAAGGTGGCTCGACCGAAGCCGAACCACCTCCCTATAAACACCCAGTGAGTCACACTACGACTTCACTGTATAATAGAATTACCCACTCATTTTTCACCTGTTTAGAATGTCTGCTTAACTTTTATTTTTTTTAAGTCATCTTGCGAGTCGGTAACATCCTGCGTTACAAGGTACACACGCAGTCGGTCGATCCGGTCATTTGTGGCCTTGATGTCCTCCCGGATCAGCGCCATCATTTCAGAAAAATTCCCTTGCGCCGTTTCGTCCTGATGTGTCGAAGTCTGATAAAACGACACGGGACTCGAAACGCTGCTCGTCATATATCCGGTCGGGGATATAAGGCCGCCTTGAGCGAAGCGCCGCCCGTGTACGCTGTTCGCGGCCGAGAGCGCCCCGATCCGTGCGGTGTCGTGCTTATTGACGATTGCCAAAAGTTCATCACCTTCGACCTCGCCGATGGGCTGGCCGTCGAGGTAAATCTGATGGCCGCCCTGCGCATGGCTCCGGCCTTTTACAACACCCACGCCATCACCGAGAGGAATCATGCCGCCTTGGGCATATTTCTGTGATTGGATTGCCGCAACTTGAGTCATACCTTGCGCAATAGCCAACGCCGCAAACGGAATACCCAAAGGCCAACCCCATTGCGCAAAGGTCTTTGCGACAGAAAGTGCCGTATTCATCAAGGCCTGCTTCGTGTTCAGCTTCTTTTCCCGCTCAAAGGCCGCACGCTCTGCTGCTTCCTCTTTCTCGGCTTTCTTGGCTTCCAGCTTTTCAAGCTCCTGCTGATACTTCTTCTCAGATATCAGCCCTTTATCCCGCTTCGAATCGAGTAATTTTGCCTCTGTTTTATACTGTGCATCGATCGCTTTCTTTTCTGCGTTCAACTGCCGTTGTGAGGCCTGTTGTTTGGCATCGAAAATCGCATCGCTCAACTGCGTAGCAAGGTCAATTGCCTGCTGTTTGATCTGGGCTAAATCCTCATCCGATAACTCGGTAAGCTGTTGCCAAAAACTTTTGCGGGTTCCGTCGGCGTTTTTTCCTTTGCCAAGGTTCATTACCGCCTGCTGTTCCTGCCCGATCAACAGGATCAACTCGTTGTAACGAGCTTTGTGTTCCTCGATCGCGGCATCACCCCCAGCCAGAATTTCGTTTAGTTCTTTCTGATATGCTTGTGCCGTATTATTGTGAAGCTGCACCTCATTTTGCAGGCGCGCCACATTGCGTTTACGACCTTTTTTTCCGAGGGTTGCATCGGCTAAATTCTCGTCTGCTCTATATTGATTATTGGCTTTCCCGATTGATTTTTCCGTCTCCAACTGGGCCAGTTTCAGCCGTTCAGTAACCTCGCGCCGTTTATTCTCGGTGATCTGATGCTCAGCTTCGGCAGCAGCATCAGGCAGTTTGCCCCACTCCAGTAACTCTTTCTCGGTAGCATCCTGCAAAATCTTTGTCCGGGCATTCGTTCCCGCAGTAGCGATATCGCCTTTTTTCTGCTCAAACAGTCCGGTAAGGCGGGTTTTCTCCTGCTCGACGGCCTGCCACTCTTTCGACCCCTTGACATAGGCTTTCTGCTCTTTGTTGAGTTTGTCGAGTTCCGTCTGATACTCTTTGTCCGCAGCTTCCCCGGCTTTCTTGACCGCCTGATCGTTGAGCCGGATTTTCTTCTCGACACCCTCTTTCATGGCCGCGATCTCAGCATCGATGCGGTCATTCTCGTACTTGAGTTGTTTTTCCTGCTGCGCCCGGCGATTGGCAGTATAGGCCTCGTTTTCTTTCTGCTCGATTTTCTTCTGCTGGTTCTGCTTATCCCAAAGTTCATTTTTGAGCTTTATGATGGTCTTGGCCTCGTCCTTATTCAGCGTGATGCGTTTTGTCAGGGTGTCGATTTCAAGCTGTAAAACCTGCTTCTGATACTGCTCTTCGGATGTTATTTCCCCGCTATGCAATTTCTTTTTTAGGTCGAGGAGTTGACGGGCGAATGCTCTATCTTTCGACAAAGACCATTCGCCCTTTTCCTTTTCGCTCCCGCCGCCGGTAGAAGGTGTTTTCAGCTGCTTTTGTAGGTCTGCGACTTTCTTTTGAGCATCGGCGAACTCCTTTTGGGCCGTAAGCATGTCGAATTTGAACGAGAACGGTAGGGTAGCCTCAGTCCCGTGTTCCCGTATCCATTCGTCCCGCTTCTGATTATATGCAGTCTTTGCCTCCTTAAACGCCTTTTCCGCTTCTTCAACGATATTCTCGGCTGCTTTGATCCGCACTTCGATCGGTTTAGCATTTTCCTCGGCAACCTTATTTGCTTCCTCGATCTCTCCTAGTGCTTTTTTATAGTTCGACAGTGCAATTTCCTGTTCTTCAATCGCCTTGGAATTATCCACGAAGATAGGGGCACCGCCCGGTGACATTCCGAGCAGTTGCCCGTTCTCTTCGCGTAGCTTTTTGAGCGATGCGGTGTACTTCTCGACATTGGCAACCATGTTGTCGTAATTCTCCTTATCGCGCTGCTCATTGAGGAGTTTTGCGGAATCGGCCAGTTTCAACGTGGCTAACTGCTCCTGTGTGTATTTGTCCGTAAGAGCCGGAGACAGGAGCTTCAATTCTTCATAAGCGCGGATTTTGGCGTTCTGTGTTTCGGTTTCGTCCTGTATCGTCCGGATAAGCTGCTCGATCCGCTGGCGCTTTTCATCTTGGGCTTTGTTGAAACGGTCGTTCTCATCGTTGAATTTACGCTGGGCGCGAGTTGCCGCATCCGTCTTATCACGGAACGCCACCATGTACGCAATAACCGCAGTAATGGCAGTCGCAACCACTCCCCACGGATTCGCTATAAGGGTAGTCCAGAACATCTTTAACGCTTCATACGCAGCTTTGATCTGCCCGGCCAGCAAAAACTTTGCAGCGGCAAGTAACTTTGTTGCCGCGGTAGCCGATTGCAGCGTAGCCATATTCACCCGCAACGCACGCCCCCAAGCCGTTTCATAGATCGTAATTTGCTTTGTCACAAGCAACCAAACCGCTCTTGCCGCCGAAGCCAGTTTAATAACGCCGATAAGCGTAAGTACAGCAATAGTTACGCTCTTAATATTCGTTACGGCCCACGTGCCGGCCTGAATAACCGAACGCCCAAGCGGTGCCAATACTTCACCGATGGCGATCAGCTTTTCTTTAATGGCCGAGAGGAAAACTTCTACGTCAATCTTCATCGTATCGCGGATACCATCGGCCGCAGTCTTTGCGGCACCTCCGGCGTTATTCAGCGATTCAGTCAGACCATCTACGCCGTCTTTGGAATTAACCAACACGGTAAGAGCCGTCATTGCATAGCGTCCGACTTCATCCATAGCGCCGCCCAGCGTAAGCCCGTTTTTACTCAACTGGGCAAGACGTTCGGACACATCTCCGCCCGTCTTGGCAATTTCGGTAAAAATTCGACGCAAAGCTGTACCAGCCTGCGAACCACGAATACCACGGTCAGCCAATACCCCCAGCATCGCTGCTGTTTCTTCAAGGGACACATTCGCCTCGGATGCGATCGGTGCAACATACTTGATGGCATCGTAGAAATAACCTAACTGCAACGATGAGGCATTAAACGACTTGGTCATAACATCCACGACCCGCTGCGCTTGGTCTGCCTGCAAATTGAATCCCCGTAGGGTTACACCCACAACGTCTGCCGAACGTGCCAAATCCTCACCCGTGGCCGTAGCAAGGTCGAGCGTCGCCCCGGTAATCTGCCGTATCTGATCCGGGACGAAACCCATACGCGCATAGGCCAACTGCAACCCGGCAACCTCGGTAGCCGTGTATTCAGTAGACGCGCCAAGTTCACGGGCATTTCCTTTGAGCATGACAAATTCTTCATCCGTGGCCCTCGCTACCGCTTTGACCATAGCCATACGGTATTCAAGGTCTTGGAATGGGCCGTATATACTCCAAAGCACTTGCTTGAGCGTGAAGACAACACCCGTTATCCCCGCGACCTTGCGGGTGACGGTGTTATACATCCCAGAGAAGTAATTGCCTATATTCCGGGAAAAGTCACCTGCGCCGACCGTGAGATTCCGCATTTCGTCGCGCATCGACTTCAACTCGGCCGTGACCTGCCGCCCCATGGTGGAATTGCGCTGTGTGGCTCCGAGTTTCTTCCATACGGTATTCAGCACATTGATCTTCGCCTGCAACTCTTCGGCAGAGCCTTTCTCGGCCCGCATCAAGGTTGTATAGTTTTTTGAGAGCGTGGTGATTTCCCGTTTCGTGAAGATCAGGTTCCCGTATTTGTTTTTCAGATCTTCGATATACTTTGTAGCTTCGGCGGTCTGCGTTTTCTCCTCCTTATCGGTTGCGACCAGCTTTTTCTTGGCTTTCTCCGCTTTTTCAACAGTGAGGGTATACACACCGAGGACTTCGGCGGCCTTCTGAAGCCCGTCTGCCTTACCGATATCGTTAATCGTTTTGAGTACATTTTTCAGCCTGTCGTGTAACGATTGGAGCAGTTTGCTCATCTTTGGCACTTTCTCCTCACCATCCCCGAAATTCAGAATCAGCTTGAAGATTTTTTCTACTACATTTGCCATATCTTGAGTATTTTATTTATATTTGTGCTGTTATGTTTGACTTGATCGAAGAATTCTTTAAGGCAAGCGGAAAAACGGTGGTTTTCTGCCTGATTGCCCTTTTGATCATCATTGTCTTTTTCATCTAATCCATTTCCTACCTATATCCGGTCAGCGTATTATTTCTGCCGATCGCCACATCATCATAAGTAATGACGGTGAGATCGTCGCCCGTCAGTTTGATATGCGGATCGGAAATAAACACACACTTGGTCGATGCCCCGGTTGCTGGATTATAGTCGGCGATTTGCTCCAATAAACACGGTACGTCTTCTCCGTCGAAGTTCAAAAGGTACACCGCACGGAAATCCTGCATTTGGCTGTTAGGAAATTGAATTGCCTCAATATCACGAGGTGTCAGTTCCAAATACATGGTTATGCGCCGGCCATGGTTATACGCCGAAATATTATCTTCATAATATTGCCGGGAACCGGGCACAAGAACATCCCCGGTCATGTCATCGAAACCGAGGTTAATACCTTTCCCGATATCTTGGAAAACCAACTGCGGGTATTTTGGATATGACGCGACATCTTCCCCTCCAGTACGATCAGCTAAACCCCCAAAGCAGCCGATCACCGGGGTAACCTCTAACTCGATATCATCGATCTGCTTCTGTTCGCTCTCCCGTTCTTCTTGAAGTATCGTCATACCTACCGAATCGACCACATGTAACAAAAATGGAGAAAATGTATCGTTGACGATTTCTTTTGTGTCGTCCGAAGTTTTGTTGAGCAACTTTTGACTATATGCCCCAAATTCCGCCCCGGTTTTCCAGTTGTAATATTGTATTACTTCGTTACCCTCAGCATAGGCCAGTTTAATAGACTTTCCGATATCAGCCCCCAATTCCTCTATTACGATCTCTTTGGCATAGTCGATCTTCTCCCGCCAATCTACAATCTCTGCACGATCCAAGTTGTAAAACTTTGTGCGGGGTTCGACAAAGATTTCTTTCGATAATGGGTTTGTATAATACATCAAGTTAAACAACTGACGAAGAGAAGCAAGAAAATCAAGTTGCGACCCGGTGCCACCGATTGTCGAAATTCCCACCTTATCGTTCTGTCCAATGATATTGGCAAAATCGGGCTTTATACTATTGTTTTCACATAGCCAAAGTTGCACTCCGTCGATTTTGTCAGGAGTCAAACCATATTCCCGAGAGCAGGCAAATTGCCCCCAAAGAGGATAAGACAAACCTTTAGTCAGAGTATATGCGTTTTTCGTAATATTATCAAGGTTAAAAGTCACTTGTTCGTCATATATCTCGAAATAATAAAATTCGATAACGCCCACGCCGTCGTGCATGCTTATCCCTTGGAAAAAGCCGAGTTGTCCTTCTCGCCCTTGCGGAACCGTGATAACATACCAGTTGCCCCGACCACCAGCCTTATGTTGTCCGAGGTCGGTGTAAGCACCCTTGCATTGAAAGATAATTCGCCCGGAAATCTGCCACGAAGCAAACTCCAAATAGACCACGTAGGTCTTAGCCTCATTCGGATCGCACGGGATAAAGATGTTTTTTATATCCCCTTGTCGGTCTTTAGCTTCGACACATTTATCCAATGTCAATATTATGCGTTCATACTGCGCGTTCACATACAATCGGAATTCATCGACATATAGACATTCGCCGTATTCCTTCATGATGTCGTTCCAGTAGCCCGTGGATCCGTTCACAATTTGCGATTTATAGTGTAGGTTGGTCTGCATCCTTACTGTTACCGTTTCCGTCGGATTGAAATGTGGCGTCGAAGATATCGGAGGCGAGCTGATAACCCCTTTATCGTTATGGTATTCATCCGAATCCCAAAGGTCATATATATTGGCGCTGATAGTCGGTTTCTTCGGGCTGATCATACCCAGCAACTTAGGTTCATCTTCCGTCGCCGAGGTGCCGATATAGAAGTCGTTATCCTCTTTGATGTACGATAAGTCTTCGTTCACCGGCATGTAGCCCGAACAGTATAACTTTTTGAAAAAGTCCTCCATGGAACTCTTTATCGTGTACCCGGAAAGGATCAGGCACATTGTTTTCCACACGTTGAAAAAAGGGTGATAATCCCGGATATCCAACTTTTTTCGCGGAATCAAATCCCCGTTATAATTTTCTTCCCAAAATGCCCCGCGGTCTACCGGAAAAAACTTGATCAGCGATTCATCTTCTCGGATGGAATTTTTGTATACTTCCCCCATGTTGTATACGACAGTTTCCGCACTTTCAAGCTCATTGATTTGCTTCTTGGCATTCGTAATCCAGTCGAAAGCTGCGCCGATGACTGACACATGAAAACTGCCGCCGACGAGTTTGTGCCCAGAACCGAATTTGTACGTGATCTTATCGATCTGAGCAATACCCGACATGACGGTATTTCCATCTACGATATACTCCGCCTTATGCAGTTCGTTGTTGAACTGCTCTTTACTATACAGCTCATTGATAAATCGGAAAACCCGCATATTACTTATCAGCGGCACCTCGACCGACTTGGTATATCCGGCGGCTGTGCTGTCAGGCTCCTCAATGTCGGCAATGCTATGTGTCGCGGCGATATTGCCTTTCTGATTCATATCGACTTTATGGCCGTCTATTTTCAACTCCACGACCATAGCTACCGGATTTTATTTCTGTATTCAATCTGCACGGAGCTTAATTTCTCCACATCGTAGGTCGTAATACTCTCTGTCGTGATGTCGATCGGACACACCTCATCCCCGACGATGCACCACACACTTTCGGACACAAATATCTGGCTCAGCACATTCGCCTGAGTTTCGGGCAGGGGACAGCTTGTTACCGACTTGGTAGTGTCTGCCTGTATAGATGTTGCAGTATACCCGGCTTCTGTGTATATCTTCTCCTTTGTTATCTTGGTTGATGATTTGCGGCGAACTGCGAAGTTCCAATAGTCGATCTGGCCGTAGGCATTGATCCACGCGAGGCGCACTCCGTCGTTCTCCTCAATCTCATATTCAATACGATCCTGCGCCTCTCCGTCGGGACTCCGCATATCTACCGCAAACCGGGGCGGCGCATCGGTCGGAATACGAAAGCCGACGCAGGATATACCGGCTGGTACGGAAACCTGAACCGAGCCGTACACCACAACAGCGGGAGTCGTCGTATATATTGGAAGTTCGTCGATTTGCCCCAGCATGGCATTACGCCGCCGCAGATCACTCATAAAACGGTTTGGTGTCGGTTGTTTATCCGCACAAAGCAGCGGCACCTCTTCGGAAGGGATGCTGTCTACCATGATCGAAGCATTGACGACCCGGCCGAGGTCAACTCCGTCCCACACCTGTAATGTAGGTTCGGACTCAGCATCAAGCGGCGCAATCGTAAAGTCATCCCGAAAATACTGCGCCACATTCACTTTATAGGCGTTTTTCGGCAGTTGCTTCAAATACCCGTTTATCATCACTTCGGCCACAGCGTCAATATCTCGGTCAATTTCAAAGATGACAGATTCTTTGACCGAACTGTACGGGGCCGGAAGCGTTATCGTTGTTGCCATATCGTCATGCAGTTAATTGGTTAAAAATAGTTTGCAGTTGTTCCTCTGTATACTCCTCCATGAATCGTTCTATATTCTCTTCCAGTCGTTTATACTTGTTGAACTTATCTATTGATTTATCTATGAACCGGGAGGGATTGATGCCTTTGTCCCGGATTGACCGTTGCATAGCAAAAGCTACGGATCGTTCTCTTTTACCTTCCATATTGAGCCGCTTGCGCCTGATCCATTCGACGAGGACATCAATCGGCACACCTTTCGTTCCGGGCTTGCGACCTGCATTTACGAATTTTGCATAATACAGAGCCTGCGCGGAGATCGTTATACCCGTCAGTGTCTGATCTATCACCGACTGAATACTGTTAAAAAGAGCCTCGGACGCAGTATGTCCCTGATTGAGCAATTCCATTTGCAAGGTGTCACTCAAGTACTGGGCAATTTGCTGTAATATGGGACTATCCGCGGTTTTCACAATAGCTTGTCATTACCTCAAATGTTACTTTAAGTGAGATGTCGTTATACCCTGTGTAAGTGCCCTCATTGGGAAAGGCATTGATTTTGTCGAACGTCACTCCAAGCGTTTCAGCCATTTCACTGAACGCCTCGACTGCTGCCCGTTCCATATCATCCCAGCGTTCGTCCTTTTTCTCGGATGTAAGCCCGTCGGACAACTCAAGCAGGTAAACTGTCCCGGCATAGATTTTAAAGCCCTCAGACCGCCCCGTTTTGCCTACAAGATCAAACGGACATACCCAAACGCACGGAAGTTTGTAACCTCCACCATTGATATCATCCAAGAAGCCCATGCCGAAGTCGAACGTCATATCGTATGTTTTCTCAAGCGCGGCTTTCAACGCTTCCCGTAGTATTGTTCTCATAGTCCTCTATTTCGCATTCGTACTGAAATTTCAACTGCTCCATGTACCGGAAATGCTCGGCACATTTGGCCCGGTCGCATTTGCATTCCCGATTTATCAGCCATGTGAGCAATTCTACCTTACCCCGCAAGACGCTAAGGCGGCTTTCATCTTCCATTCTTCCGTTCTCCGTTTGATATTCTCCGACAATAGGTGTACGAAATCGTAGGCGTTCATCCGTTGCAGATGCTCAAGCTCACTTGGCTTATCGGTAGACATAGCGACGAGCGTGTCACACCATACCGCAGGCTCGGCTTTACCCGACGAATCCCCGCCGCCCGTACCGTAACAATTCGGAAATGCGGCTTTCAGGTACTGATGCGCCCCCGAAGTTTGCGCCCAAAGTTCCCAATAGACCGAGGCTGGAAGGCTTCCGAACAACGCCGCCCGATTCTGCGCCAGCTCTTCATCGTACCGTTCACTTTTCCGGCGGCATACGATAGCGACAGCCAGCGGAGCCAAAGCAATGTTTTCCGCACATATGATGTCGGACAGTTGGCAGAACTCGATAGCCGTCACACCACTCAACGGAGTAAGTTCCCCGGAAATATCCGTCCCGGATTTCGGCAGGTAGTAGCGGCGGCCTTTGTAGCGAAATGAAGTAATGCCCCGAACCGGATAATCGACAATGCCGAGTACCCCGATTATGAACCGCGGAAGCACAGCCATTGCCAGCGTCATAATATCCTCGCGCCGGGTTTGAAGCATCAGCCCTTCCGGTACGTCGGCAAGGTAGCCGACAACCTCCGAAGTGAACCGGGTTAGCTCGTCGATATTTGCATATGGTTCGGGAGCCGTGTCCGAGGCAAAGGAGCGGTAATAGTCAAGAAGCGCCGTGGGTTGCTCGTTGGCCTTATGGTACAACCAAGCGCACTGGGTAAGCGTAATATCCTCCCAGTGCGTCGGTATGCGAAACCTTTTGCCGGCAATCTTAACCCTCAACATAACCGGACAGCTTCTTCGTGATAACGCCGATGTCCTTGTTCATCTGCGAGAGCGTCCCTACGTGTAGCTGTTTGGCTGCTCTTTCTGCTGTATAGGCGTCAATACACGACCGCGCTGCCTGCAGGAGCATAATAGCCTGTTCGATGTTGGTTTTTGTTTCGATGCCGACAAGGCTTTTCAGTTTGTCGATGAGTTTGATTTTTGCCATGGTTACCTTACTGCCTTGATTCTACCTTTCTTATTCGTACCATCTTCGACAATTCCGGTCACCACATCCGCGGCATCATGCCAGCGGTTCGCACGGAACTGACGCCGATAGGTCGTCATATGTAAATAGAATTCAGGCCAGCGGATTTTCCAATCATGCGGCATTATTATAGTCTGCAACGCCGTTGCGGCATTGGAGAGGATGCGGGCTTCCTTATTCCCGCTCTGATGGAACCATTCGATACGTATGGCCGGAACCCGTTTTTGTACAGCGCGTGCGAATCCGCGACCGCCGTTGTTACTCTCGATCGACGCCCGGCGCGTACCGCTACGTTTGAGCATATCGGCTACGGCGGATTCAGTACACTCCATCGGCTCCTGTGTATAGACCATGTCCGTTACATAGCAATAGCCATCCCTCGCCCGGACGTAGCTGATCGAGCATAGATAGTCATCACCCGTATCGGCTGTGTCTGTGTAATTGGCATAGTCGAGAATGTCGCCTTGTGCCGGAAGTTCAGAGTAGGTTTTGAAATTCTCCCCGTATAATAGCCCCTCTTTCGACATCGGGTGTCCCTGATACATACACTCGAACACGATGCGGTCGAGGTCTCTTTTTTCCTGCAGGTGCTTGAGGTCATGCGCTTCGGGCCAAAGAGCCTCGCCACGCTGTCGGGGATCGATGGGTGTCGGATCGCTTTCCTTAATTGCCTCAAAGTTTAGATAGTACCAGCCGTCGAATTCCGGGTCGATATCATCGAGTGACCGCAATTCCCGGATATTTCCTGCGGCTATGATCGTACCAATCAGATCCTCTTCATGCCAACGGGTGAACACCATAAGTTCACGCGAATTATTGTGCAGTCGGGTTTTTACGGTCGATTTGTACCACTCGGATACTGATTCACGAATGATAGGGGAGTAACCCTCGGCAGCATTCTTATACAGGTCATCCCCTATAAAAACATCAATGCGCTCTCCGGTCAGCGCACCATTTCGTCCCACAGCTTTTAGAAACCCTTTGCGGCCGACAATCTCGAACTCCGTATTATTCCGGACATACTGCGCACTGTCCTCACAATTCGGATTCCCATTCAGAAGCGTTTCCGGAAACAAAACATAATATTCGGGGCTGTCGATGATGCGCTGTATAGCACGATTGAATTTCCGGGCGAAAGTGTCCGAGTAAGACGCAATAGCAATACGCAAATCGGGATCAAGGCCGAGCATGTATGCCGGCAGCAGACGCGTTGTTCCCTCGGATTTTCCATGCTGGGGCGGCATGGTGACGATCAGCCGCTTTATACGACCATGTGCAAAGGCATCCAGTACCCAGTAGAAAGACAGATGAAAAGGGGTAAGGAAATCCTTACCCTTTAATAATGCGACATAGAACGGAAACGACTGATAGGCTCCGCTCCGCAGCGCCCGTATTTCACCCGATTCATTTCCCATCCTTGCATACGTACTTTGCAATTTCTGCCGGGGTCATGCTATCGACGTTCTTCTTCATGTCCGGCGGTATCAAGTCTTTTCCACCTTTACCAGTTAACTCGGCACTCTGCCGGTTCTTCCAATTCTCCGCGTCGCAGTTCGTAAGTGTGAAGATGATCGCTGTAGGGTTCGGGGCAACGTATTTGGTAACGGTTGTATGCTCTTTGACCTTTACGATCGGTTTCCCGTCCTCGCTTTTCTTTCCGGTATCAGCGGTAACCGTGCGTTTCTCTTCAACGGTGAACCCCTGCACAAGCTTTAGCAGCGATTTCTTGGCTTCGGTCGCAAAGAAGTATCTGCACTCCTCTTGAGCCTTTTTTATAGCCTCTGAAAACTCCGCTTTGGAGTCCTTCCACTCGTAAAAGGTACTTTCAGCAATACCTGCGATTTTACAGATTTCGGCAATAGTATAGCTATCCGCCCGGATGAGCGAACAAATCCTTTCGGTGAGTTCTGCACTATACTTTGCCATTGGTCTTTATTTCTTTTCGTTTTGGTCGCAGGTTTCAGCCGTGAACATGGACTCCGCAATGTCGATTACGTTTTCCAGCTCAAGAATTGCGGCTTTACATTCTATCATCTTCCGCTTGTCGATCGCGGAGAGTTCCCCTTCTGAAATCATTTTCGTTTCAAGTTCCGACACCTGTTCCCGTTTCCGGGCGAGGCGTTTGTTTACGACATCCTTGTAAATCATACACTGTTTTGTTTTCATAGCGCGGAATTGTTTTTTGGTTTTTCCGACGCTAAAGTATTCATTTTTCCAGCAACTGGGAAACACAACCTTTATCCCGTGACATTTCCCCCATCATGTAATGCAGGCTTCGCTTCTTGAATGCACTGTAACCTGCTGTATTCTGACAGATAGCTTTCAGGCACAAGCAGGTTCCCGGCTCTTTCATCTTCTCCGTTGGCACATACCGCTCCTTATCGAATAGGTAATGATTCAGATTGAACGTGTTCGTCTTAAATCCATCCAGCCCATCAACACCGCAGCAACATAGAGAATCTCCCATCTTGCGCAAACGGTTTTCGGCCGAGTAGAAAGCCAATCCATTTCGATGGCATTCCGCCTTTATCCATTCAAAGTGCCGTTTGAGAACAGAGGCCGGATAGCAGAAATCCCCGCCGACTTTTACAAGACCGTCTACCTTGCGTTTGTATTTCATGCCCTCGATTGTCAGCCCATGTACGCCTATACTCTTGTAGGTAGACACAGCACCGAGGACATCCCGAAGCATTCCCGTCGTATAAGGCTGAACCCGGACGATCACACGCTTTACATGGGGTGCTATCGTGCGGATCATATCGAGGCGCTCGGCATAGGTCGGCGCTCCTTTCTCCAGTTTGTCATATTGAGGGCTGACGAGAGATACCTGTACAACGCAGTTGCAGTGTTTCAGCAGGTTGAGGTATTCCGGCTCAGCGAGCAGAATGCCCTTTGTACTGACCACAAACGGATATTGTGTTTCGGCAAAGACCTTAAGGGCGTCGTGTGACAATCGATGCTCTCGCTCTACAGGCTGAAACGGGTCAGACATGCCGCCCCAGTGTATCGGAATATTCCAGTCGCACCACTCCGTTTCACCGTTGCGCTGGCCGTCGATGAAGCCGCGCAGGGACTTCGGCCCTTCGCCGCGTTCGATATTTGAAATGTCGTATTTGAGCTGCACAAAACAGTAACGGCACATATGGGAACATCCCTTATACGTGTCGAACCGGATCGGTAGGTCACAAATCGCTATTTGACTTCCGCATCTCGGCATACTTCACTGATAATTAACTGTGTCAAATTGTCTTTCCCGTTCCGCTTGATGTAAGCTTCAACATCCTCTTTCATACTCTTGGGCAAGGCAAAGGACAAGGTGAATAAATCAGAACTCTCGTTTACGGCATTCTTGAACCCGTTTTGCTCGACCTCGGACAGCAGGTCGATATTGGCTGTGTCGATCTCAAACTCCCACATGTCGAGTTCTTCGGGCGAAAAGTCCATAAGAACAGAATCGATATTGAAAACCGAAGTGTCGCTGGCGTGGTTGTCGGCCAGTGCCAATGCGCGGCGCTTATCGTCTTCCGTTTTGAGATCCGTGCGTTTGATTGCGATAAGCTCTCGTCCATCCGACTCAATGACACGCACCGGGAGTCCGAGCGCCTGCGCCTGTTCGTATACGCCGTTCCCGGCAATCACGACATCATCCCCATCCAAAAGGATAGAGCGGCCAGTACCGCAATCCTCAAGGCTTTTGCGGATGATAGCTTTGTTCTTCTCACCGTGAACGCGGTAGTTTTTCGGGTCTAACTTTATATCGGCCATAATCTGAATTTTGAAGCGAGGACAGGACTTGAACCTGCGACCTTTGGGATATGAGCCCAACGAGCTACCAACTGCTCTGCCTCGCTATGTGCGGAGTTTTGGCAAGCCTCCGCGACTTGGACGGATTACCGTCATTTGACATTGACACTATGTCGGACTTCATAGGATAATAGAATTAGGGAGCGTTTTTTCTCCGAATCTTGGCGGAAATTATCAACAAAATGCGATTGAAAGTGTCGTATATGAACTTCGGACTTTCAGGCCCCGGCCACTCGGCGAATGTCTTTCCTTCGAAGAATCGCCATGCGAAGATACGCTTTGACAATTCCGACACCTGCAACGTGTCGAATACCTGCCGAACCTGCATATAGGCATCTTCCTGATTGAAATCCGGAGTTGGAGCCGGGAGTGTTCGGATGCTGTCTTCAAGCCGATCCGTGCAATGCTGTCCCCGTTGGTAGCGGAACGGTGACCGCGGCGAGTGTATGCTGATCTTGATGATTCGCATCACGAAAAAATCAAGTTCAGTCCCATCCTTATTCCGGGCGTTCATCAGGTGTTCGAGCTTCGACACATCCCGCTCAAGGAGGGTACACAGCACATCGTTCACGACCTCGGCCGGGTCGATCGGAAGCCGCGAGTAGCGGACGTGGTAGGTCGCGTATTCTACCCATTGCGGGTAATGGGTCGTAATGAAATTATCTAAATTATTTGACATTTCTAAAAAAATGAATTACCTTTAAGGTGCGAGGTGCAATACAGGCCTCCAAAGATTGGGAGAAATCCCTATAATACAGATATCTACTCGCATGCGGGTAGGTTTAATTAAAAAAACATTTCATATGATTTTTTTTGAAAAATTATTTTGAATTCTCATCGAAGTGATTTTGAGTAAGTTAGTCGATGAGGTAACGAACCGATGACTGAAAAAGTAAACTTTGGTTTTTACGCCCCTATCTCGGGGCGTTTTTTATTTCTATTATCCACTCCATTCTCCCGTTTGGGAATTGAATTTTTTAAGCTCCTTTTTCAGATTGCGGAGGGTGTCCGGATTTACTTTCCGCAATCGACCGCAAAGGAATCGAGCCATCTGATTCAAATATGTTTCTGCACGCCTGACGGTTAATTCCGCTTCACGAATGGCTTCATTCATTTCTTGATAAGTCATAGTTTTACAGTTTTAAATCGTTAATTTCTCCAGCCTTGGCAAATGATCTCCGCAGTAATACGAGCAGTGATAAATCGCGTCGTCTTTGTCACACCAACCGTCGCCGTCGACATCCTCGTCCTTGAAGTGGCTGCACGTGCCGCATACTTTCGCTCCGTTTTCGGTCTGCTTATTCCATTCGGCCAAAATATCCGCGCTGCATTCCGAACACAACAGCACATCGTCGCGAGTGATGGTATATCCATCGCAATTCGGACAGCCTACATTTTCGCAGTTATCACACACTTGAAGTTCCATCCCACATTTGGGGCAATTTTTAATTTCATCCATTGCTATTCTTGTTTGAGGTTGTTAATTCTGTCGATCTCGACTTTCAAATTCATCTCTGCGCAGCGCACATCCCGTTGCAATTCCTCCAGCCGAGCTATCTGCTCCTCGTCCATCCGCGGGCATCCCCGCAGCCAGCTGTCGTAGTTCGGGGTTTGCAGTTCGCCGTTGGCAATAGACCCTACACGCAGGCAGTAGTCGTAATATTTGACATACTCCTCCTCCGGAGCGTCCCGGTCGATGTCCGTCAGTATATCCGCCATACTCACGAATAGATCGCCAACTTCTGCAATTCCTCCGGGGTCGTTACCTGTCCACGCAGCCGGCTCATAATCGTAGCCGTGCTTCTCGCAAAAAGCAGCCAGATAGGCGTTGCAGGCCGCATTGTAATTCAGTCTCAGTTCCTCGCGTGACATTCCATTTGCCGTGAATATCTTGCTTTCCCTTTCTGCGATCATCTCAATTCCTGTTTTCATTTTTTCTTTCTCGTGTTGAATTTTACCATCAATTTGTTCGCGTTTCGCACATGCTTGCGCATGTATTTAGCGAAATCTTCGTCTGCCGATTCAACCCCTCCCTCTGCCATTGCAATTACCTCGGCAAGGGCTTGAAATTCGTCATACGTCATAAACACATATCCGCCTTTAGGTTTAGTGTAATTCATCTCTCCTTCGTTTTAGCTCCGCAATGCGGCGGAGGTCATCGCCTTATTTTTTCGGCAAATTGCTATATCCGTCGCTGAACATCCAAATTCCCGCAACAGTAAAAATAACGTGCAGCGCAAACCTCCACCAATCCGCCACCGAGTAGTCGTGTTGCGCTAAGTTTCCCGCAACAAAGGCGATCAACAGTCCGCCTATTGTGTCAAATGATGCTTTTGTCATAGTCTTGCCTTATTCTTGAATCTCCCGCCATCCGATAACCATATCATCGTCAATAGCTCCATTGTTCTCGTGCCAATGATAATTCCGTGTCTCATTTGCCTTGTAGAAGGCTATGCGGTATTTTGTGCATAACGTTGTTTTAATTAAAACATCTCGATTGCCATCCGGCAATTCCTCTTTTGGGTCGTACCAGCGCGTCAACTCTTTATGCTCATCTTCAGCACCCTGACAATATGCCGCAAAGGCCGCATCGGCTCGTTCACCTTTTAAGTCATGTGCATCTCGTCGGTATTGATGCGCGTATTCTTGCGCTCTTTCCTCAATCGTTTTCATTCTCGTTCAGTTTTTGGATGAAAGCTCGGAATGCTATACAACTATTCGACTCTATTCCACATTTATTTTCTACCCTACAACCGCAATCTTGGCAATACGCCTCAATCGCTTTTGCTCTCATCCGCTCCTCGGCCTCCTGCTCGGCAAGCTCGATAGCCCGTTTTGCCTCTATTAGCTTAATATCGCATTCTCCCGGACAATCGGGATACATCATCGCTATCGGTGTTACCACTTTCAACAAATATTGTTTTGCTTTTTCGCTTTTCATGGTTAGTTATCTTTTGTGTTTAACTTTTCGATTCGGGATGCAGGAAATCCAGCCCCCAAAGGGTATGCGCCGCTTCAAGTAGTCCGGATCATCCTCGTGGTTGTATGCCTCGGTCTCGAAGCAAGTGTAGTAGTACGCGCCCGGATAAGGCGGGATAAGCACTTCGATCAGCCACGAAATGCCGTAGCAAATCCAGCCGGCGAAGAGAATGCCGACCACTGCCAGCACCCAGCCCCACCACGCGAAGTGGCAGCTTCCGGCTACGGGCAGGAGGATCGCTGCGAACAGCACGGTCAGTTCGATCTGCTGGGCGCAGTGGATTCCTTCGTGGCGGCGCGTAGCCCCGTCCATATGCCATCCTCTCGTTTTGCGTGTGAACGCAAACACTAACCATGTTACCCAGCTGAACCCCTTGAACGGGATCAATTTGTTGTGAACTTCGATAGGTAGCTTCGACTGCTCGATGCTCGTTACTTGGTCTTTCATACTCATTATTGTTTTATTCGCATAATCCGTAATAACTCATACAGCTGTCTTTCCCACCCGAAAAGGTTACTATGACTTTCATTATTTCAGATAGTTATTTATTTCAGACATAAACTGCTCGATGCTACGACACACGACGTATTTATAACCCTGCGCCTCGACCAATACCTGCCACGCCTTTTGGTTGTCGGACTGCCGGGATCCGCGCGATTCTGTTTTCATTTCGATACATAGGCCGTTGTAATTACCTCGTGCAACCAACAGAATCAAATCCGACACTCCGGGCGTTACACCTTCACCCTGCATGATCGCCGCCTCGACTTTCGAACGGCTACCGCCATTCGGCACGGCAAAGAGCAGTTTTGCCAAACTCCGGTACTGCATTCGGAACCATGTAACGCAAGACGTTTGTAGCCTCGATTCGTTATGCCTACTCATTACTTGGTTTGTAGTATTTCTGATTTATCGTGTCGCCGGTACTGATCTCCCCAGCGGTGGCCAGTTCTGCGCCAATCCGCTCGACTTCCGCGCGGGAAAGTTTCAGAAAATGCACCAACTCCATAGAGAGCGCCGCAGACGGTACGACCCGGCGAGCCTTTTTATCCTCGACGATATTCTGCATTGCTGCGAGAAAGCGGATATGTAGGGGTTTCAAAATCATTTGTTCCTGCGGTTACTTTCCCCGGTCATTAAAATCGTCGTCATATCCTTGAGCCGATCAAACACCCGTTCGCCGTACTTCGCAAGGAAATCCGGCTCCCCGAAGTTGCTGACGATGATTGTCGGTTTGTTCTCGTTGCTCCGGTGCAGGATGATATCGGTAACAGGTCGCAACTCCGAACCGTAATATTTGATCTCCGTAGCTTCGACCCCCACGTCATCAATCGCCAATACGGGGATCGACACGGCCATATTAAGATCAAGGTTTGCATCCTTACGCTGGAAAGCATCTACAATCATCAGAGCCGGATGTATGCGCAGGCCAACTCGCCCGAACGGTTGCGTTTGGTTGTAGCGCCAAATAAACTCCCGGATGGCATAAAGCAGCGTTGTTTTTCCAGTACCCGGTGTGCCGAGTATCTTGAGGCTTACCCGTTCAGGATTTACAAGCCAATGCGCCGCCTTTTCAATCGCTTTGACTACCATCGGAGAAATATCCGCAACTTTGCCCGTCTGCGCACACTGGAGCGAAAACAGGTACGTTATAGCTTCCGCAACTTGCTGTTCCCGCATGTCGATTTCAAAAGGCCTCGCTATACTCGCCCGTGAAGCACTTTCTTTGATCCCCGCCAGCAGTCGTTCGGCCGTTGTCATATTGTTTTGTTTTGTCATCGTAATTCCGTTCTAAAGTTTTGATGAAATTCGTAGGTTTAAATAGCCAGTCGAAAGTAGCTGTCCATTGATGTGTATTCTGCCCGGCAAGAAATTTCGACCGTCCTGCAATTTCGAGCATTTCCATAACCGCGGCTTCGCCGTGTTCCTGCATCCGCGCCATGATAGCCTGTTGACGCTTCGGCGTCATGGTTCTTATGGGCGGAAGCCCTTTGCAATGCCGATGATATGTTTCCCGTACCCGTTTGCATATCTCCGCCCTTTTTTTTAGGGGATCTTCTGAAACAATACCGAGCGGTAATTCACCGTCACCCGCAGGGGGACAATCAGGTGGAATATGTTTCTGTTTCTGTTTTAAGCCGTCTTTATCGTTAGATAAAGACCTATATATAGGTGTGTCGTCCTCTTTACTCAGGTTTATACTTGGGTTTATACCCCGGCTTATACTTGGGTTTATACTTGGATTTTCAAAGTATAAAATGGAGTAAACGGGAGATTTCGCCTTACGACAACCACTTACGAATTTGATAAAACCCTTTTGCTGTAATCTATTGCGCACATCTATCAAAGTGGATTCGCTCACACCGATAGTCGCGCAGATTAACCCGTTGGGACACTCAAAGGGATTGAGCCAGCCGCGGAGGTTGCACTCTTGCAGCAGGCAGAAGTACAGGTCTGCCTCCGCGCTGGTCAATCGCACTCTACGTCGTGTTTGCCAAAATTGGTTTATCAACTCGATGTAGTTCATTTCCTATTTTCCCTTTTCAGCTTCGGCCAATTCTATTTCAGCAATACGGGCGTCGATCTTTTCCTTGCGGCGCAGGTAAACCTCTCGGTACTTTAATTCCACCTCCGGAATAATAGACTTATCCCGGCTGTTCACCCAGTCGAAGAAAAGGTCTGTTTTGAAGTCCCGCCGGAAATGGTCGCCGACTTGGTTGAGAATATTGCATCGGTGAATGTAGGCGATCTGCTCCGGCGTGACATTCATCACGGCGTTCCACGCTTCCTCGTCGGACATCGAGTAATGCTGAACCGTGCCTAATTTCTCCTGCTGCTCTTTATTGAGGTTTCGAACCAAGATAAACAACGTCAGTTGTGACTCGTAGGCCGTAAGCTCTCCGGCAGACAGTGTTTCGATATCCATTTTTTTGATGGTGTCGCGTACTTCCGATACGGTCTTTTCCTCTTCAAGCTCCTTGTTTCGGTTGTCCTTGTTCTGGAGTTCTTTTATTGAGTTGGCGGTTTCAGATAGGGTAGCTGCACCATTTGTTTCGATATATCCGAAATATGGGTCATCGCTATACACCCAGATGGCAAGATGTGCGGTGCCGTTCTCGACTTTACTTCTGAGTTCCTTGGTTACAACCGCCCCTATACGGTTCGGCCATCCCGGCCAAATCTTGACTTCGTGGCCTTGCTTCTCCAATTCGGCCTTTTTGGGGCAATCCTTGTGCATCGTGTAGAAATCTGCTTCGGGGTGCTGCTTTTGAAGTTTCAAGGCAATGCCAAGTTCATATTCGCGCTTTTTCCGTTGCAGGCAGGAGTCATCCTGACATGTTGCCTCACCATCCCCGCCAGCGAAAAGACTGAAATTCTTGGAGCAGTTCGGACATGTATCGCATTCGCCCTTGTCGAATTTGTATCGATCAAGTATTTTCGTATAGGACTGAACTACTCGCTGGTATAAAGCTTTTGCATTCAAATCGTGCCATGAGTTATAGTATTGCTGGGCAAAATGCTGTTCGTACATTCTACCTTGAATGTCCGCGTCGAATTTGGCGATCTCCATTGCTTGGGAAATCGAAATTTCCCCAGCATCGAGCATCTTGCGGAAATCGTCGCTTATGGCAAGCAGTTTCATGCGCCCCCGAACATAGAACTCACTCTTACCGAAGCGTCCGCACAAGTCGGCGATGCTCTGCCCTTTGTCGAGCAGATATTTGAATGCGTCGGCCTCTTCGAGAGGCGAAACGTCTTTACGTTGCAGGTTCTCCGTGATGGCAACATCTACGGCCTCGTCGTCGGTCAGTTCGCGGATAATCGCGGGAATTTCTTTGAGGCCGGCCATGGCCGCAGCACGCCAACGGCGCTCACCGCATACAAGCTGGTACTTTTCACCATGTTCCTCAGTAGGTTTCGGCCGCACGGTGATGGGTTGTAAAACGCCCACGACTTTGATGCTGTCCGAGAGTTCACCCAGCGCCCGCGGATCGAATGTTTTACGCGGGTTCATAGGGTTGATCCCTATCGACGTGATGTCGAGAAATACAAATTTGTTTTCCATAATGTCAATTTATTTTTGGTTAAAAATGTTCATGATGGCATCGACAACATTTTCTTCAACCTGATCCACGGTGCCGGTCACGGTTTGCGCGATGCTTTTTTTTGTTTGGATGATTTTGTAGATGTCCTCGTCGATTGTCTTTTCACCGAGAAAGTAGTAGCACGACACATTGTTTTTCTGCCCGATACGGTGGGCGCGATCCTCGCATTGCTCACAGTCGGCATATGTCCACGGGAACTCTACGAACGCCACGCGGGACGATGCGGTGAGAGTCAAGCCGACCCCGGCAGCTTTGATATTGCAAATTGCCAGTTTGCAGACGGGGTCGTGCTGGAACAAATCGACGGAGCGCTGTTTATCTTCGGCCGACATCCCGCCGCGGATTACAACTGCATTCGGGTACAGTTTTTTGAAAGCATCGCCCAGTTCGATCAGGTTCATAAATAGAATGAGCTTCTCGCCCGATTCGATCAGGTCGTCGATGAATTCCTTTACCTCTTTGACCTTGCCGCGCGCACATATCTGACGCAGGACGTTGATACGTACAATCACCTCTCCCCGTTTAGCCCGGCGCTGCTGTTCATCCGAGGCATCCCGGTATTCCCGCAGGTACTTGATAAGGTCGCGTTCGGCATCCATATACTCCTTGCGGTTGGAAATATCGCAAAGGATCGTCTGCCGGGTCTTGGCCGGGAGGTCTTTCAGAACGTCCTCTTTTGCCCGCTGGTAGAAACAATGCAGGTTCAGCAGGTAATTCAACTCCCGAAGATTGCTTGCTTCGTTCGGCCCGGAGCAATACCTGTTCACAAAATATTTGTATCCTCCGAACTTCGACAGCATACCCATGATATGCAACTGCGGTATCAAGTCTTTCGGCTTGTTCACCAAAGGAGTACCTGACAACAGGTATGTTACGGGTTTTTCTTTGCTGATACCCATGCAGAACTTAGACTGCTGGGCAGAACCGTTTTTGCATCGGTGGCTCTCGTCGATAATCACCGACTTGAAAATGTCGATCGTGGGCCGGAACTTGATATGCGAAAGCATCAGCTTCTGCCCCTCTTTGTTGGTGAACTTCTCCACGAAGTACTTTTTGAGGCTTTCGTAATTCACCACGAAGAACTGCGCCATCCCAGCTTCATAGAACAGATGCCATGTCCGGCGGTTTTTGTCGTTGATGATTATGGCGTTCATCTTATCGCCGCCCCATTGCTTAACCTCGCGCGCCCAGTTGATTTTCAGCGTCGCCGGCGCGATGATAAGGCACGGGAACGCGCGTTGAGCAATCACAGCCGCGATGCTCTGCGCCGTCTTTCCAAGTCCCGGTTTATCGCCTATTATCGTGTGCGGATGCTCAAGACAGTACGCCACGCCCTGCTTCTGATAATGATACAATTCCATAGCAAGGGGAATTTCAACCTGCAATTCCGGCATCGGAGGAATCTCTCCGACCATTTCAGCCCGCGCCGACTGATCCCCCATCCGAAAGCCATACCGCCGGGCAAAGGCCTCGACTGCCGCCCGCTCCCGCGTCGGCACGACCCAAAATTTATTTACTGGGTCATACCGACGACCGGGCAGGTTCTTCACCGCTTCAACCAAATGCCGGCAGTAGCGGAATGCAATGTGGAAGTCTGTATTTACTTGGGTGATCAACATGGTGTTCTATGCCTACGGTTATGCGGACAGTTTTACCGACTTGCCTTTCTTGCGGCCACGTTTGGGGAAATGTGTGCCCTCGGTTTCTGCGGGTGCTTCGGCCGCGGGCTGCTCCGCGGGTTCTGCCGCCTCTTCCGGCGCATCACCCTCGACGCCGGAGATATCCTCGTCGAAATCAAATTCCGCCTGCTTTACGGCACATTTGCCATCAAACAGATAGGCGTTGATCTCCGCGCGGATATTTTCAAGCACCTCGAAAAGTTCACTCACATACGGGTATTCAGTGTCGATATCCGCCACACTCGGCGCACAGAGGTTCAGCACCCGGCCTTTGTCCGTGGTCTTACCGCCGATGATCGTCAGTACTTCGCCCTTCAGTCCATAGGACACCTTGATGCCGCTGATGAATACTTTGTCGAGGCTTTCCCCGAAATCGTAACGGTCAAGGTCGATAATAACCCCTTCGATGCCGCCTACTTCCTTGAGGTCGCACAGCATAGCCATGTGAGGTTTGAGCCGCTCCAGCGCATGGATCAAATCTTCATGGCAGAGCGTACCTTTGTTTACTGCGTACTCGTTTGTTACGGTCGCCGTGCCGTCTGAGATCGTTTCATCGTAAGCCACTTTGAGCGTACGGGCCGAAAGTGTGGCACTTTTAATTTTGATTGTTTTCATCTAAATTCTGTTTTTGTATTGTTCTTCGAATTGGTAGAAAAATTCATCTTCCGGAACCGGTAGCAGGATTCCCATTTCGGCCGAAGCCCAAACCTGCACTTTGTTCATAAACTCGGACATCTGTTTCGTATCGAGGGCAGAGGTCGAGGGCAGCGAAAATGTTTTGTGGCCGAATAGTCCGTATTCTTTATAGCCGAGAAACATTTCTTTGAGCAATATTTTGATCCGGGCCTTATCCTCGCCCGTTTCGTCGGCTATGCAGGAACACCACAAGTGAAAAAGGTTGTTTTGGCTCAGCGTCCGTTTCTCCCGGTGGAGTTTCACGACCACATCGTAACGCTTGCCGTCCGGCAGACGGTCGAGGTAGGCCTTAACAGCCTCTTTGTCTTTGGGTGTCGTGATACGGAAATCTTTCATCGCTTAAAATGGGCTTTCTTCGTACGGTGGGAAAGGAGCTGCGACGGGTGCCGGGGCCGGCGGTCGATACCCCTGCGGTGCTTGGCCGTACTGTGGTTGCTGATAGCCTCCGGCGGCGGGTGACTGCGACCGGGCTGTGCCCTGCTGGTCGCGGGGTTCCTGCTTGAAGCCTTGCAGCACACCGTCCCACCAATTGCCCATCGGCAGGGCATTGATATTGATAAGGTATGAGCTGTCGTCGAAAGTTACGGACGTGCCGATCGGCACCCACTGGGTCTTAACCTCTCCTTGTGAGGTGGTGTATTCCTTCGCCGCGCATACGTTGTGGCGGCCTATAATCTGTTTTGCCATGATTACTCTTGATTAAAGATTTTCGTGTCTGTGATTTTATGGCGGTTGGCCTCGATAAACTCGATGAACTGCTCGCAGTGCGCCGTCAGCAACATTCGCGTTTCTTCCGGCAGATAGGGGTAAAACTCCGTGAAACTTGCAGTCTTCACTGCGCCGCATTGCAGTCGCTTGATCTCGCAGATGTTGTACTCGAAGTATTTTACAAGGGTTCCCATCTGCTCCATGCAGAATGGATATGCGTGGTGCTGCCAATGTTTACGGAAGTTCCCCGCTTGATAACCGCCCGTGGTCTTGATGTCATGAATGCCGAACGGCATCAGCTCGTCGATGTACCCATAAAGCCGGACATCGCCGTACTTGGTCGGCAGAACACCCTCGCAGAATACCTGCGGCAATGCCCCTTTATAGTACTTGGCGAACTCCCAGCAAATCGACATCGGAAATTCATAGGTCTGTCCCCGAAAGTCGGCCGAGAAGATTTGACGCTCTTTGTCAGAACGAAGTACCATATCCTCGCGGCATGTAGCCTTATTCAGTACAAGGCAATCGACAATCTCATTGAAGCATGTTCCCTGATCGGCCGCGGCACTTTGGAATGGCACGCGGTTGATGCGGTCGAGGACGTCCTGCTTGCTTTTCTCACAGAACTCGTCCGGAGTGAGGGTTTCGGGTTTTGTGGAGCTGCCCCAATATTTCTCCCAAATCTCGTCACTGCTCAAATAGCTTTGAAAGCTGTCGAGCAAAGTGGCGTAGAATTGATACCGGATGTTAGGCACCTTGCTCATAGCGACGGGTCGTTTTGTTGAAGGTCAATTTGAGGGCACGGCATTTCTCGCTGAGAAGTTGGCCGGCGGCAACTTTCGACGCGCCGACGTGGTCGAACGTGTCGATGCGATCGACAAAATCGTTTGCCGAAATGTCGTCCGTGATGGCCGCGATGTTCTCCTTGAGCTGCGACATAATCGCCGCGTACTTGTGTCCCTGCTCCTGCAGGCGCGAAAGGTGGTTGTTGTAGGCCTTGATTACTGCGTCGGAAAGGAAGCGGTTCGGCAGGCCGTTGCCCGTGGCCGGATCGACGACACATGGAATGTCGAGCATAGCCGGCAGGTTGCAGGTATTCTTACCGTCGTTGCGGCTCGTGCCATTGAACGTAATCGTACGCTTGTTGCCGTTGGCCTCAATGTAGCCCAAAAGGTCGAGTTCGGTTACAACAGCGTCGTAGTTCGAACCGCTGAACAGGGGAACGTAGCGCGTTTCGTCACCCTCGGTACGTGTTTGGCGGTGTGCTACAAAGATCAGATGCTTGTCTTTCGACATCACCAATTTACAGAACTGCGAAAACTCGGCTTTGATTTCGCCGTAGCCCTGCAATGTGGGGGCTCCGTTTGCACGGCCCAGTTTCGGGTTGCGAGCAATGACATACGCTGCGATGAAGTCGAGAAGTTTTCCAGCCGTGTCGATAACGAGGGACTTGTACGGGCTTAAATCCTCGTTCAGAACCGCCAGTACGTCGTTGTAGGACGAAACCTGCACGGTGTCGCTGATATGCGCCGGATTCACACGCTGTACGCCGTTGTCGCAGTCGATAAGCAGCGGATCGGGAGCTGAGAGGGCCATAGTGGTTTTACCCATACCGGGCTGGCCGTAAATCAGCATCTTGATTTTACCCTGAATCTGAATCTCATTGGGTTTGCGGATCAATGTCATAGTGTTTGATTTTAAATGGTTGAACAATGTTGTGGAGAGGGCGGGAATCGAACCCGCACACGCAGCCTATCTGCGTCACCTGTCGCCCTCGGCGTTTTTTTTGTGGATAAGAAAGAACGTCGGCAATAGTGTGTATGTCTACCGTTTCACCACCTCCCCGGTTGTCCCGTATCGTGGGACGGACGGTTTGGGCGACCCTCACGGGCGGCTTGCACATTGAGTACCCGTTCGTACTCCCGATGTTGTAAAAGGTTTGTTGTATGGTATTCCATGATCGCGGAGCTTTTCCGCATCGAAATCATTTTGCAGTTCCTCTTCATCATCCGAGAACCACATATGGAACTCCGCCCAAATTGGGGCAATCTCTTTGAGGCGAGTAGCATCACCGTCCGGGCGGCGGTCTACCTCGTAGTAAGCATAGAATTTGATTGAATACTCCCAAGCATAGGTGCCGTTGTCCCGCTCGATTTTCATTTCATAGTACGGCCGACCGTCTACCTTGTCGATAATCTCCTCGGCAATCGTCTCATAGACTTTTTGCGGGATGCGGATAACGGGCATTCCCGACGCCGTGCGCTGCCGTTCGCTGTTGGTGATTTGCTCCGTTCCTGTGGTATTATCGTGAGTATTCATGACTTGGGGTGTTTTGGCGTTGATTTTTTACGATGGTTGTGTGTAGGCGCGTCGGGCTTGGTTCAGATTGTAGAGTAGTACATATCCGCCCGATGGGGTTTTGCGGGGCTTAGTTCTGAATAATCCTGCCTTGGTGTAGCGTTGAACCGTTCGTGCGCTGATACCGAGTTCTTTGCATAAATCCTTTCGTCTTACCCATTCAATTGTTTCCATGATGTAATTTTTCTACTTGAATAAGATTGTTAAACTGCAGGAGGAAGCCGCGAGGCTCAAGACCTTCCTTTTTGCGTTGCATGGCCACTCTGTCCATGTCTTTGATCGCGTGATTCAGAATTGCCTTGCGTTTCCGCCTTTCCAGTGTGTTGAAGTCAATGATTTCGAAGTTGTCCATAGTGTCGTGTCGTTTTAGTTTACAGTTTCGGGGAACATTTCAGAGGTCGGGACATCAAACAGTTCGGCGAGTATCTCCCGGCTCTTGGGTTTGGGTTTCCGGCATCCGGATTTCCATGATTGAATCGTCCAAAGGCTGACGTTGCACCGATTTATGATTTCAGCCGTGATGCGGTTCTTTTCTGTCGGTGGTAGCGCGTCGTAGAGCGCCGCGAATGTTTGAGTATTCTGTTCCATGATAAATTTATTTGAGCCACAGATCACGTTTTGCACGGCAGGAGTCAACCGAGGAACCCGTAGTGCTGAATAAGCGGCCGTCCGTGTGGCGGTAGTCATACTGGTAATAGGTCTTACCGCGATGTTCGAAAGTCGTGTACTTTTCTTTCCCGACCTCACAAGTCGAACATCCGTTTTTGTTAATTGAAGTTTCCATAGCGCAGTGTCAAATTTTTAGTTATATTTGTATTGTACTTTTGTTTGACATTGCAAATTTAAAGAAACGCTTTGAATTGTCCAAATATTTCAAAGCATATTTTTATTTATTCAAAGCGCATAAAATGGAATCAACTGTAAAAGATCGACTTATAAAATATTTAGAGGAGAAGAAAATTTCTAAATCTGAATTTGGAAGACGAATAGGAGTGTCATCTGCTTTCATTACTTCAATGCGCCAATCTATGCAGCCGGATAAATTAGAAAGAATTGCTTTGAATTTTCCCGACTTAAATACAGAATGGCTTATGACAGGCAAAGGGTATATGATCAAAGGGGAAAATTCTTTGATGCAAACAAATTACGAGGATGTAAAGATGATTCCGCTTTTACCTTTGACGGCACAGGGAGGTACTCTGAATGATTTTATCGTATCGGTGAAGCCCGACGATTGCGAGAAGATCGTATCGCCCATTAAGGGGGCCGAATTTGCAATGACCGTTAGTGGAGATAGTATGGAGCCGGAATACCCAAGCGGTGCGAAAATACTGCTCAAGAAGATAAACGAGAAGGCATTTATCGAGTGGGGTAGGGTTTATGTCCTTGATACCTGCAATGGCTCTGTCATAAAAAAAATAATGCCCGGCTCAACGGCCGAGGTAGTCACTTGTATATCTCTCAATCAGCATTATCCCCCGTTTGAAGTCGCATTTGGCGATATGTATGGGATGTATCGGGTACTCATGCTGATGAGTGAAAAATAAAAACTAATTGCGTCACACCCTTTAGCCCACGCCTCTATGAAAAAAAGTCTATTCTTATTTGCATCCATATTTGCTCTTTATAGCTGTCAGAATAAAGAAGAAAAACTAATTATTGAACACTTACAACAAGATAGAATCTACGATTTTGAAATAATAAAATCATTTCCAACCGATTCATTAAAAACAGAATGGAAGCCGGATAATAATACCATTAGAAATTTGGATGAACTAAAACGATGTGTTAGAGAGATAAATGCATCCGGCTATAATAACATTAAAATTACGACTGATGCTGATTACCATATAAAGTCTTTAGAAAAAATTAAAGACGATAAAAAATTAGCCTCAGATGTAAAAAAGTGGTTGCAACTTTGGCATGAATTTAAATATTACCAAGATCTTGTTTACGAACCTAAAGAGAATTTTAAGCCTGAATTCATTGGATGGAAAAAAGTATGCATTGCTAATATTAACGGCAAACGCACAAGCATTGAATTCCAATTCAATAAAAGTAGAGATAAAGTTATAAAGTATAAAGAACTGCAATAGTAATTTTAACTACGTGCAAATTTGCGTGAAAGTAGTTTGACGGCGAATATACATAACGGAAATACAGCTCGTTAAAATAGACCTTTGGCGTTTCATAATCATGAGGTCCCGAGTTCAAGTCTCGGACCCGCTACAAAATACAAAGGGACACTTGTACGCCAGGTGTCCCTTTTTTGTTCCCCGCCTCTCCTCGTCTACCGATCTTCGCACAACCCTTTGTCCCGCCCCGTTCGGCTGTGTCCGTCCGCCCTGTTTTATTTTGCCGCGGCCGGCGAATCCGGGAGGGCATCTTGCTTTGTCCCGGAGGGAGCATTTTATTAATTTCTTATTTCGCATGAAATCAGTTAGTTATATTTTATTACCCAAAAAATATTACTTTGGGTGGTTCTTTTATTAACTTTTTTTTACTCAAAAAACATTGTAATAATAAATATTATTACTACATTCGTGTGGAAATAATGCCGTATTTATATTTTTAAAATGGATTGTTATATTATATAAGTGTGATACTTGTGGTATCACATTCCTATTGTAAAATTAATTACTTGTATCGAGATTATCCCCGAATAAATTTCTTAAAATACCCGAAGGAGAACTAACCCATAATTATTCAATCTAAAATACCTGATTATGAAAAAACTTTTTACCCCCCCCCCTGTTGACCGCGTTGTTGTGCTGCATGGGTGCATTTCTTATTGCCTCGTGTTCGGACGACGATGAAAAATGGCCCTCGGAAGTCTCCCAACCTTTCGTTTCCGTGACGGCTGCCGACGGCGATGCGACGATCACCGCCGTCATTTCGGATGCGGACAAGACCATCACGTTCGGGGAGTTCCAGAACATGACCGACCTATCCAAGGTGACGGTTACGTTCGATATGACCTGGGGTGCTATCCTCAAAACGCCCGGCACGGCGACCGCCGAGGTTAACCTCACGTCCCCTTACAGCGTTGTTGTGAACGTGGGCTACCTCCACGAAGAAACCTACCTGATGTCGGCCAAGCCCAAGGATATTCCCAACCCGATCCTCTCCGCGAAGGTGGGCAACGAAGAGGCGGTCATCGCCGGTAACACCATCACGATCGCTTACAAGACGGGCATGAATGTCAATGCCATGGTCTTCGACATCGAGCTGGTTCCGGGCGCTTCCCTGAAGTCCCCCGAGAACAAGACGTTCGACCTCGAATTCGCCGACGGGACGCTGGTGGTCACCTACGGCGGGACGGACTACACCTATGTCGTCAAGCAGACCGGCTATACCGATCCCCTGCTGAGCCAGGGATGGACGGACGAGACGGGAAGTTTCGGCACGCTGCCCAAATATATCAAGGTCTATAAGACCACGAAGCTGAACGGCGTCGACAATAATATCGCCTACATCGCCATCATGGGCCCGCAGTCGACGATGGGCGTTGTCGGCAACGGCTCCGATCTTAAGACGATTCAGGAGCTCGAAAGTTTGGACGGAAGCTGGAACGTATACCTGGTCGGTGTATCTTCTGCCGGTACCGCAGTTCAGACCATCATCCGTGACGGACAGTTCGTTCAGGATCCTCATGCCATCAATTCGTTCGCTACGATCGGGCAGGATAACAACGGTGCCTACAAGATGGCCTGGTCGCAGAAATTCGACGGTAAACTCTATGCGTTCCCGTTCAGGAACGGCAGCAGTTTCACGGCTCGGGTTCAGGGCGACGGTACCGTGTGGGATGCCAAGACGGCTGTTTCCGGAATCCCGATGGTTTTGTGGGACGGTAATATCCTGACCGAGGCGCAGACGATCTGCAACGACGGTAGTAACAGCGGCTGGTATGCCGGTAATCCCGCGTATGCACGTGCTGCGGTCGGTGTCACGGCCCAGGGTAAGGTCTTCGCATTCTGCGGCCAGCAGGTCGAGGGCAGCGTCGGCGTTTCGATGCTCGACCTGGCCAAGGTCATGAAGGAGCTGGGCTGCGTCTCCGCCATGTCGTTCGAGGGCTCGAGTTCGCCGAACATGCGTATCAACAAACACGAAACCGTACTCAACTCCAAGGTCGCTTCGGGCGACGCCGAGAAGGCGATGCAGTGTGCATTGGTCTTCAAGTAA